ACTGGACACGCGCCTGAGTTTGCAGGCTAATGTCATTTGCTACAACAACACTTTGAACAATCTTTGGCGAGGGCTTATGGAGCGGCTCTATTATGTCAAGGATGGAAGAGGCGGGTTTAAGGAGTGCCCTTTGCCTGCCCCTCGGGCTTTTGAAAACCTCAGGAAGACCGCTCGCAAACTCGGCTACGCAATTCGCACATCCGCCTCCCGCATGACCAAGGAGCAATTCTTGGCCAAATATGCGGGCGCCAAACGTGCACGTTACGCAGCCGCAGCAGAAGTGCTTGAGAAGAGGCAACTCAAGCGCAGCGACGGTTTTACTGGAGCTTTCATTAAGGCGGAGTTTTATAATGCTAGTGCAAAGAGCAATCCTTGCACTCGACTTATACAACCCCGGCGGCCCGAGTACCTGTATGAGCTTGGTCGGTACATCAAACCAATTGAAAAACGAGTGTACAAAGAGATCGACAAGCTATTCGGCCATCATGCGGTACTGAAATGTGACAACCCTGTGAAACGCGCTGAAACCATCAGCGAGCACTGGGGTCAGTTCGCTGACCCGGTGTTTCTTGGGTTCGATGCTTCACGATTTGACCAACATGTCAGCGTTGAAGCATTGGAACTCGAGCACTTGGTGTATTCCACAGCCTACGGTGGAGACACGCTCCTCCAACAATTGTTGGAGTGGCAGGTCCACAACGTCGGTTATGGACGCACCAAGGAGGGGTTTGTCCGTTTCGTGAAGCATGGTGGAAGGATGTCAGGTGATCCGAACACCGCCCTCGGAAATGTTATCATCATGTCCCTCGTGTGCTATCATTTTCTTGAGGGCCTCAACATACCGTACAGATTCATTGATGATGGTGATGACTGTGGAGTGTTTGTTGACCGGAAGCATATGCATCTAGTCCAAGCGCTCCCTGAGCACCACATCAACTATGGATTTGAAATGGATGTTGAGCCGCCTGCATACACCCTGGAACAGGTCGAATTCTGCCAATGTCGACCTGTCAACACTGGGAATGGGTATGTCATGATACGGAACCCACACAAGGCTCTGAATCAGGACACTCTTCACATCGACAAGCAGTTTGCCACTTTATCGCAGCAGCGCACTGCCATAGGTATCTGCGGGTTGGCTCTCAACCTGGACATACCTGTGGTGGGAGCTTTATATGCCAGTATGATTGGCACCCGCGACAAAGTGGTGGAGCGCTTGATCGATGAACGACCCGGTGACTTTTTCAATTGCGTCGGATCCACCAGTGCCGTGATTCCCGTGGTTGAAGAGGCTGTGTGCAGAGCAAGTTTTTACCTTGCGTTCGGTGTTCTCCCTGACCACCAGGTAGCGATCGAAGCCGAACTTCGCGGGGCTGGCTTCAATCACGAAACAAAATTGCAGATTCTCTCAAACGAACTAAATAAAACCTTCACTTACATTGAACAACAGATATAGCATGGCGAAGAACGTTAAGAGCAGACAGGGCCGCAGGAGACCCTCGCG